TTATTTCAACTGAGAAAAGGCCTGAAGTAAATCTGCTTTGATATCTTCTACATTTTCAATACCTACTGAAAAACGCAATAAAGTATTGGTGATACCGCGAGCGATACGTTCTGTTTCCGGAATATCCATGTGGGTTTGGGTTGCCGGATAAGTAATAAAACTTTCCGTTCCGCCAAGACTTTCCGCAAAGGTAATGAGCTTGATAGATTTTAAGAACGTGTTGATCCAGTTTTCATTTTTCAAACGAAAAGAAAGCATTCCCCCTTTGTTCGGATAAAGAACCGATTCAACCTGCAGTTGGGATTTTAAAAATTCAGCGATCGCCTGAGCATTTTCTTGATGGCGTTTCATGCGTAGAGAGAGGGTTTTCATTCCACGAATTGTTAACCACGAATCAAAAGGCGAAAGTACTGCACCGGCGCCATTTTGAATATAAGCGATACGCTCACAAAGCTCTTGGCCTTTTGCCACAATTAAACCGACAAGGACATCATTATGACCTGCAATGTATTTCGTACCGCTATGAATAACAATATCCGCCCCTAAATCTAATGGGCGGGAAAGTACGGGGGTTAAGAACGTATTATCGACGATTAACATTAATTGATGTTTTTTAGCAAGTTTTGCGATTTCCGCTACATCGCATTCTTCCATTAATGGGTTAGACGGTGTCTCAATAAAAATTGCTTTGGTATTGGATGTAATAGCGGCTTCAATTTCTGCAGCAGAAGCGGTATTAACGTAAACCGGTTTGACACTATTATTCTTTTTGTAAGCAAAATCTAAAAGGCGATAAGTTCCGCCATAGACATCACTGGAAACAATCCACTCATCCGGTGCGGTAAAAAGAGTCATTAATACTTGGATTGCCGCCATACCGGATGAAAATGCAAAGCCCCGATCTCCGTTTTCTAATTGAGCGATAGTCTCTTCTAATACGGTACGAGTCGGATTTTTTGTCCGTGTATAATCAAACCCTGTGCTTTCACCAATGCCATGATGCCCGTATGCAGTAGAAAGAAAAATTGGGGTAGAAACTGCACCGGTACGTTCGTCGCTACGATTGCCGGCTTGGGCGAGTAGGGTATCAATTGTGTATTGTTGTGTTGTCATAAGATCCTCGAAAATAATTTAAAAAAGCGACCGCACTTTTTATTAAAAAAGAACGAAAATATTTTGGCATAAAGCCCTAAGTGATACAAAGGAGAAATTGAGGGATTGCAATAAATTTCATTTTTTCATCATTTGTTGTTAATAATTTAAACGATGTGCAGTTTTTTTAGACGGTTAAGATTTTTTTTAAGATCTGTGATTGACAGCGTTTAAAATTTCCGTAAAATGCGCACCACTAACAGCGAATGCGGGAATAGCTCAGTTGGTAGAGCACGACCTTGCCAAGGTCGGGGTCGCGAGTTCGAGCCTCGTTTCCCGCTCCAATTACTGGCGTGTTAGCAAAGCGGTTATGCACTGGATTGCAAATCCATGTAGCTCGGTTCGACTCCGGGACACGCCTCCATAATACGCTGTAAGTTAGTTTGCCCGAGTGGTGGAATCGGTAGACACAAGGGATTTAAAATCCCTCGCCTTTCGAGGCGTGCCAGTTCAAGTCTGGCTTCGGGCACCATTTTATAAAGTCCTAATTTTATAAAAAACTCCTTTAAAATCCTATATTTGGGTCGTTAGCTCAGTCGGTAGAGCAGCGGACTTTTAATCCGTTGGTCGAAGGTTCGAATCCTTCACGACCCACCAATATTATCCAAGTGGCGACAAAGTGGCGGTAAGAATTCCACGTCAATTTTCTTTTAGCTTCCTTTCTGTTTCTGTCGGTGGCGATAACCGCCAGTCGGTTAAACTGAAATGAATTTTGTCTGTTCATCATCACGGAAAATCTAAAAATCTTTTATAAATTAATACCTTATTGATATTTATCTGTTTTCAATGATCCCTTTTAAGTGAAAAATACTGTAAAAGTCTGTAATTTTTACAGTTAAGATCACTATTCTTTGTATGAAATGATCCCTTTTACTTCAAATAGTTATCTAATTTTATTGCCTGAAATTTAACTGAAAAAACGCAAATTTTTAACGTAAATTCGGCCGGGGAGGAAGTGGATTTTCCGTGACTTAAGGTTTTACACGGAAAAATTCCGTGAGATTGGTTTGGTATGTTTTACTATGCTAATTTCTTTAATAAACAATGAGTTAAATTTTCCGTGATAGATGTCGACGAAATTAATTTCGTCGAGATAACAAAAAGCCGCAACATTGTGCGGCTTTGGTTTGATGTGAAATGTCGGCGTTACTCAATAATCGGTGTTAGTTTGCCTTTTATTGTTTGTGCTTTGTTTGCTTGCTGATTAAATGTGCTTGCTTGGTTTGGCTGTGGTGAGCCGCCATGAGTGTGTGTCGCTAATGTACTTGTTACCTCTCCCAAGAGTTGGATCGTATCTTCTAATAGTCTAAAAATGTTTTGCCCCTCTGATCCCATATAGCTTAGGGGCGCGACAATTTTATTTTTTTCATCTGAAACGCGTAGTGCCAATCCTACGATCTTTTCTTGTAGTGTTTCTCCTGTTCCTATGGTGCGATTGCTTGCCGTGGTGTCGTTGATACTACCCAACACACTAACGGTTTTATTTCCGCCGATGGTTTGGGTACTGTCTGCATCGACGGTTTTTGTTGAAGTGCCGATTTGTTTTACTTCGCTGTCTGTTTCGATATGGCGTTCATAAGATTTATCGGTAATCTTCTGATCCGTTTCGCGAATCTTATTGCCTGCTGCGTCAGTGCGCTCATACACTTCGGGCCGTTGCTGTTTGAGCTGTTCACCCGGTGTGACACTCGGCACGGTTTTGCCTTGTGCCAACATAGTTCGCACAAAAGGTTGATCGCTACGCCCATAAGCAAAACCTACTTCAACCATCGTGCCAACTTCCGGAAAGGCAAAATCACCACCTTGCGAGCCTGTACTTGTTACCGGCAACGGCACGGCGGGATAAACCGGCACGGATTTATCTTCATTTCCGTTTTCGTCCAATAATTGCAACTCTACTGCGTACTTTGGACGGAACGGATCAGAAATATCACCACCACTTGAAGGATCTGCAATACCGACTACTTTGGCATATTTCGGCAAGTGATAACCACCTGCCAGTTCAGGGAACGTTTTTTCCATTTGACGGCGTTCGGGGCTTTTCTGTTCCGGTTTGCCGTTTTTGCCTAGATTTTCCCACGACAAAACATAATCATCACCGTGTAATTCCACCTTTTGAATTTTATTGCCATTGATGATTGCACCCGGTCGAATCGCGGCAGTGATAGGAATCGTCATATCATTGCTGCCGCTTGTTAGTGTCATGCTTTCATCAAACTCAATATTCTTGCCTGCCCAGCGTGAATCATTATGCGAACCAATAAATAACGAACCATCGGGCGATTGTTGCCACATATAATCGGTGATTTGATACTGTCGCCCAATATTGGCTAAAAGCTGATAACCGCTGCCGTTATGAGTAAATAATGAAATTGGCGTATCAGCATAATCCGCTTGTGGCACTTTCACCGGGATTTTAGTTTGTTGTGTAATCCACGCGCATAAGTCACGCAATGTGATATGACGATGGGAGCAATTCAACGGCTTTTCAAACACGGCTACTTTTTCACGAATGAACAATTTTTTATAGCCGTTTTCTGCACTTTGCTCCCGTTCAACGATGCCATCAAACCATTTGTAATAGTGATCGTATTCGCCCATTTCAAATACGGCACTTTTGCCCACGCAATCTTTATCAGTGAGTACGGTAACAAAACCTCGCCCGGTGTTGTTTAGTTCTAAAATAATTTGTTCATCGGCAAGTTCTAATTCTTCGCCGTCAAGTAGAAATGTTTTAATTATTTTCATTGTGTTTGCTCCAGTTCCCATCTTTCATAGCTTTAATTGCCCCTGAAGCATTTCCATTATTAATACTTCCAAAAAAGCTATCATCTTTTTCAGTTCCAGCTATACGTTCTTCAGATTTACCCGAATTTTCAACCGCACTTTTATTTGTTGTGCTTTGTGCTGTCGGAGCTTTCTCTCCCTGTGTCTTGGCTTTTGGTTTTTTCTTGCGTTGGTCTTTTTTCTCGGCAACGGAATTGACCTCGCGCAATGTAAAGGATACCGACCAACCCAACTGTCCGCTTTGTTCGGTTGCTGATACTTCGCCGCTGAATTGAACTTCGCGCATATTTACCGCCTCTGCGGCGGTGCAAGATACGCGGTATTTGCTTTGCTCACCCTTGCCGTCTTCGGATTCGGCAAGATTAAATAATTGTGTGAGCCATTCTTTGCGTGAGTATGGAATAAAACCCAGTACGTTTAACTCCTTGGCCTTTACACCTTTATCGGATTTCTTCGTGCTTGATTTTTGTCCGCTCATGTCTTTTTCTTCGCGTTTAACTGACACACTTATCATAATATTGTGTAAGTAAATCGGTGTACCGTTTAGCGCAAGCTGTACGCTTGGATTGCGTTTTGTTGTTCCCGTTGGTGCTAGTCGTGATGTGGTACGCTCTTGGGCCACAAAAGGGATTCTAGCCATTTCGTAACATTCCTTTAATATTGGTTAAATCTGCGCCGATAAACATTACACACGCCGTAAATACATTGCCTGATGTCGGCACATTCAATTTGATTTTACTTTCTGCCACTTCGAGATAATCCGAAACAGAAAATGCATACACATTCGCTGATGTTATTAGCATTTTTGCCACTTTCTCATTGTTTTGTTTATCACGCTCTTTCTTTGCCGCCTTTAATGCTTCAATAGCTGCCATCGGGTCTTTGGCTTGTGCCGCAACTGCGGCGGCGGTTGCATTGCGCAGAATACTTTGCATAGTACGGGCTGACCCCGGTGTAATATCCGTACTATTAGAAAATGAAGGGTTTGCCATAGTTGGCGTTTTTACCATTTTTGTAGTTTGTAAGTCTTTGCTTGATTTTGCATAGTCTAGTGCTTGCTTAAATGTTGGCTCGGGCAAAAGTTCACGTACATTTTCCAAATCGGCAATAAACTGTTCAATATTGCTATTTGTCACCATAATTGCGACAACATCTTGCACGCCTTTAGGGCGATTCGGATCGGCATAATCCACTAATTTTGCCGCCAGTGCTTTTACCGCATTTTCGGGCGATAAATAATGGTTTGATTTTTCTTTGATGCCGTGCGACCAATTATGCACGCCTAACTTTGTGCCGGTCACAGATAGCGAAAAAGGGGATATAATCCCCTTTTGTGCATTTTCTAATACTATTCTTGACTGTGGGGCGAGTTTTAATTGTTGTTTTTGCCACATTGCATTATCCCTCAATCGCCTGAAAATCAGCCGGATATTGTCGCCGTTTCACCTCGCTTTCATAGGCGGTCTTGCAATGATTCGGATCTCGGAACAAGCCATTGACGAATTTATACCAAAAACGCCACCGCTTTTTGGGGTTTACTGCTAACATTGCGCCACGATAACAACGGCTTGAAAATGTTTCATCTGCCCCACCGCCCGTGAGGGCGTTAAATAATTGGTCAATCGCAATAATGACGTTATAACCCCAACTTTTTAATTTTTGTTTTACAGTTTTTGCCATTGCTCAATCTCCTGTTCAATTTGGTCTAGTTCCTCTAACGTTTGTGCTTGCTCAATATGGGTTTCAAAATTTTGTTTAATGGCAAAAAGTTTACCCATAACCACTGCGAACAAATCCGCTTTTTCGATGACTTTTTGTTTCAACTCTTCGATACTTTTTAAATCATCACGCCCATTAAAAATTTCGGTCAAAATCATTTCCGGCAATTCATTTCTCGCCTCACGTTCTTGGCGGTAAAAACTGTCAATTTCCGCTTGCGAATAACCTTGTAGATATTGCGCCTTGAATTGATCGGTTTTGTCCGCAATGCGTTGCAAAAGTGCGGTTTTGCGTTGGGTAAAAAGTGCCAACAATTTCTTTTTATCTTTTACCCATTTTTGCCCATCCCATTTGCATGGCTCATCAAGCGGTTTTTGAGCCGTAAAATCATTTGGGATTTCCCCAATTCCGCTAATGACTATTTGTTCGCCCGTTTGCGTTGAATAATAAATATCTCCCCGATAATCCGGCACATATTGCCAATTTTCACCGTCAAAACGGGGGATAAAGTGCGGTCTGTTTTCAGGGCATTTGTCGGTAGTATTTGCTGGCATTAAATAAACACCTTCTTCAGATTCAAGCGGAGATAAATCCGCTTGCGTCTCCCCCAAGTAAATACCGGTTTCATCATATTGATAAACTGTTTTTTGTTGTGGGTATGTCATAATTTATCCCTTAATATTTTATACAAGCTAATAATGCGATATTGCGGGGGCGATTTTCATTTGCCGTTGGAACAACGTTAGAGGCAGCAAAACTAACAGTCATTGCCCAATCATCTGCAGCACCATTCCCCATTGAACCATTGACCCGATTCACCATCCTGAATGCTCCCGAAGGCATTTTTAGGTGCGCTTTATCAGTACGACGATATGTTGTGAGCTCGCCGCTAATGTTGCGTATAGCGTCTCCTTGGTAAGTGCCTAATCTGCGCCCATTATCAATATTACGTCCATCATCTAAACCTCGGATAAATTCACCGCGCAAGTCAGGCAAATTAAACGTCGTGCGTCCGTCACCTGCACCAAACGTTGTGCCTATTGCGGCAAATAAGGCAGCGTAAGTTGTGCGTGATACAGCCGCACCGTTGGCTTTTAACCAACCTGTTGGTGCACTTGTACTTGCAAAATACGCGACTAAACCTGCAGGTGAGGCATCTTCCAGCAAAGCAATCGTACCGCCTTTCTTCCGCAAAGAAACCACATTAATATTTGTTCCGTTTGCTTCTTTGTAAGCGAAAGTCAGCATGTTCTCTGCGGAGTGGGGATTCCCTTCAAATCTGACATAGCGACCCGATAAATTTTTTAGGTTGAATCCCGTCCAATCTGTTCCTTCCAGAATCATTCCCGGTGCGACAAGTGTTTTATTCGAGTAAACAGAATTCGCAAGCAATTCTAATACGGTGTTATCAGTGTAGTTGACTACAACAACATCGTTACTTGTACTATTTCGTAGCCCGACAGCATATTTATTCACTCCGCGTCTTTGACCTTTAAGCAATGAATCAGCCGTATCAATGACTAAATTTCCTGTCATTGTGTCGCCGTCTTTAGATACTCTGTTTAATCCGTCAATACGTTTCCAGTCATTCCAGTTATTGCTTGCATTGCGACCTCTTGCATAGATGTAATTACTATCAAAAGGGATATAAAGCTGTTGTGCACCGTAGCCTGAGCTACCCGTTACCATCAGCTTTCCAGCTTGTTGTATTGGATAATGTCGAGCGGCAGTCGAATTTATATTTGCATTTTGCCCATAAATACCGGGAGCAATAACGTTGTTTAAATCTTCATCTGATAACGCAAGTCCAAATGCACGTCTATTTGCGTTATCATTTGCTTTTTTTACCGCCTCACTTGTCGCAATCGTATCACTACTCGAACTATCAACTGCATTGGATTTTTTGCTGTTTAAAATAAACGATGATGTAACATAGGTTCGCAAGGCATCAATCAGAGCCTTTAATCCTTTAGCCCCTTTAGCTGTAAATGCCATATCTTCCGAATCGGAATCAAAGCCGGAAAATAATTTCACGATCCCACGTTTCGCGATACTCGCAATAGGTAATTTGTGTGTGTGTCCGCGTTGGTCTTTTGTATTTTCGGTAGTGTCACTTAGCTCAAGTGGATTTATCCCCAAAAATGGTGAAAGTAAGCGACGGTCGGTTACATTGCCATTACGATCAATATCTGCAAGGATTTGCACATAATGCTGACGGTTTGCCGTATCTACATAATCATCTTTGGGAGTGGTGAGATACTTAATTTCTGTTTCGTACGCGCCTGTTACGGTGCAATGATGTACCACGTCTGCATAAATGGAGCACGGCAAGTTATTGGCAGTGATATTATGTACTGCGCCTAAATTCATGCGCACACCTTCTACATAGGCTACACCCGGTTGGAGAGTAAATTGATTACCTGTTTTACGCCGGACTAAAAATCCCTCATCAAAAAACACGGCTCTGCCATAAAGATCGCGATTGGTTAAACGGATTTTTTCATCTAGCCCATGTAAGCGCACAGTAAAATCAATCTGCCATGTATTAGCATTCACACTTATACCGGTTAAGGCTTTCGCACCTGTAAATTCCAAAAGAATGTTGCGCGTAATACTGTTACCTTGTACGTCGTTTTTGTTGCGTGTTTTTTTCACCGGTGCAGTTTGTACCGCCACGGCTAAAAGGTTTTTTGATTTATTAATTAAGCCGATAAAATTGAAATCAAAATCGCCCACTTCTGTGCCGACAGTGACGGAATAGACGACAGCATTTTCATTAATAACGCCACTTTGTGATACGGCTTGACGATGTACGATTTGCGCCGCCGTTGGCATGGTAAGATGTTGTGCAAGATTGTTTTCAATCAAGCCCGGAACATTGGCAAAAATAAATTCATCAAACTGCACCGTGCCGCCTGCAATGGTTTGCTCTGCGATATAGCGTTCAAATTGTGGCGTGATTAAACTTGCCATAAATAAACCTCTTTTAATTGTTATTGTCAGTTCACTTTCACGTAAAAACTTTGATAATCGTGATTAAATTCGCCATGGTGAATCGTCACACTTTCTTTGGTAATCACTTCAAAGGTGTAACGCCGGCAAGTGCGGCCATATTTGCGAATGATCAAATTGAGTAATTCCGTTTTTTTAGCTAACTGTGAATCACTTAGACGAATTTTGATAACATCCCAGTTTTCCACGTCAAAACGTTCTTCAATTTCCACGTAACCGATTCCCAATCGCTCAAAGATTCGGATAAAACCTGTTTTGCTGCCGGCATCTTTGGCATTCAAAAAGGCATATTTTACGCGTTTACGGAAGAGTTCTAACGGTTCGCCCTCGAATCGTTCCACGTCACGTTGATAGGCGATTAAATTTAAAATCCGCTCGCTGCAATGTTCTTCATCTAAAATATTGAAGGGAAATTTGACCGCACCTAGAACATAATCCCACCATTTGCCAAATAGCACGGCGATTTTGTTCAGTTCGCCTTTATCCATCCAAAAGGGGAGTTTTATTTTCATCTTTGCACCATCACCGATAATTGTTGAATTCGAGGGATAGATAACTCGCTTTTGATGTCGGTTTGTCCCCATACGATTGATGCAATTTCGTTGATGTTTTCGTGTATTTCCTCACCCAATTTCGACCAACTAAAACGGCTGAATGGGTAGGTTTTTGTCACGTTATAATTATTGTTTTCGCGAAACGCACAACGGATCATATTTTCCACTTGGATTAAAATTTCTTGCCGGCGAACATCTCCCACAAAAATAGATGGATGGAAATAAATTGCACAAGTTAATCTATGTCGCGTTTCCGGCATAGCGTAACAAAGCAAATCGTCACCGTGGCCGTGAAAGCCATCGTCACGCACGTAGCGATTGACTTTATCAATAAACGGCTGACTGGTTACGCCTGTATCTAACAATAAATAGGCGTTTGCCGTTCCCGGCCCACGGGGCGCATCATGTTTAAAATAGATTCTGTCCACCGATAACGCCGCGACTTTGGCAATCATGCCCTTGTACACGCTATCTATGTGGTGTTGCCCAACACTGGAAAACTGTGTGCGGTAACGTTCGCGTAATTCATCGTTGGTTTCCCGATCCGCTCCCGGTGAGGTGAGCCAATCTTCTAAATTTTCAACCGCACTTACGCCTGCAACGGATTCCGGCAAAATGCGATAGTATCCGGTGGCGAGGTTGTAATTTGCGCCCGATTCTTCGGCGATCACCGGTACGGCTGCGCGCAATGTCCCTTTAGGGATGACTGTATCTTGTGTAACGACTAATCGAAAAATAACATCATTAATGCGTTCGGTTTGAACCACCGTTCCCGCTTTGATGGTGAGTTCGGTCAATTCACTTTCTTTTGTAAAATGAATCACACCTTCGGCTTTAGTTGCTGGTTTAAAATCTAACCCTACTGACCAAGCCTGCAACTGCAACCAACTATCTTTAGCCGTTTTTACAAATAAATTAGGTAAAATTTCCGCAATTAAGTGATCGATGAGCCATTTAACCGGTTTTACCGCAATAGCGGTGATTAATCGCCAAAACGGGCTCATCCGCGACGTGTTGGTGATTAAGCCTTCTTCTGCTGTTAAGCGTTCAAATTCTTGGCGGATTTGGTTTTCTTCCGTCGGTAAGCCACTTTCGGCTAACATTTGTTTAAAATTTTCACTCATTGAGGCTTAACTCCAGTTCATTTAACGCGCCAAATTCGTAAGTGTCAGCAGTGATAAATAATTGTCCTAATTTTTCTTCAATAATTGATACCGTGCCGGGGATCAACCGCACATCTTCTTCCACTAAAAGCACCATTTGCAAAATAATGTCGCGGCGTAGAATCCGCGACCGTTCGGCGATTAATTGCGTAGCAAGTCCGCTTTCTAAGATGGCGTGTTTGATGTCTTGTGCGATTGATACGCGGTTATCACAAATTAATGGCTGATTGCCACTATCTAACGTGATGTCTTCGCCGGTAATGAGTAAATCAAGGTAAAGTTTTCCCATTTATCACCCCGCCGCCAATTGTTCGCGATTGCGCATTTCTTGCCACACTTTATTGCCATCGTTGCTGTTAATGGTGATACCGCCGTAATTAATTGTTTTAGTGGTGTGCTGGTTTTGCGTAATAGCTTTGCTGACTGAACCACTTGGTATTTTGGTTAATTGCGGTTTTGTTTGTTCGCTTAACTCAAACTTGGGTGATATTGTATTTAATGCGCCAATTTGATTTTGCATTTGCAATGCTTGCGCCCCGATAGATGCGCCCACGGCGGTTGCACTGCCTTTTGCCGGTAATGTGCTATCTTCCCATTTTGGGATTAGCGGAATATTAATGCCCGGCAAATTATTCGCCATTTTGATGATGGCATTGATTACATCGGTAAACGCATTCACAATGCTTTTAAATGCTCTTGAAAAAATATTTCCCAATGCTGTTGCAATGTTTAAAAAGCTTTCAATCGGTTTGTTACTGTCCCAAAGGGTAGTGACAGTCGTCCATCCTTCAATAATCACATTCGTGACAACAGCGAATAAATCGGCGGTAAAACTGAATGCTTGAGTGACTAATTCAATCGCACTAAGTAATGTATTAAATACTACACCCACCGCATAGCCCACATCTACGCTGAATTGTTGGAATGTATAGGCGGAATCTGATGCGCCACTAAATGCACCTATAATGCGCCAAATTGTCGCACCAATTTTTTGTAAGGCTCCCCACACAATCGAAAACGCAGAAAATAACGGCGCAAAAGATACACCCGCAATTTTAAAACCTGCCGTAAAGCCTGCGATAAAATCCATAAATTGTGTGCGGAATTTATAAATTACGATGCCTAATCCGATCACTGCTGCCGCAACTAACATCACGGGACTGGCTAAAAAGGCAAACGCCACACCGATTGCGGAAACGACACCGCTCATTAATGTGAGTGCGGCCGTTAAACCGGTGAACCCAATTAACGCGCCGACGGCATAGCCAATCCAACGCGCAATATTTTTGTAAGTGCGTAGCCAATTTGTAAATTCTTGCCCCATGTCGGCAATGCGATTCATCAACGGCTCAATGCGGGCAAGAATCTGTGTTCCGATGGCAATTTTGATATTTTGGAAAATTGCCTGAAAACGCATCCATGAATCGGTCACGGTTTTTGATATAGCCATGGCATCGTCAAGAGTTTTCATTTTGTCTATTTCGGCAATATCGGCTTTGAGTGAATCAATCTTGGGTAAAAGATTATTAATCACCTGTGCCGCCTCTTTCGTTCCAAAGGCTTTTTGTAGTTCGTATAAATTTTCTGAATTTAATTCTCCGTACTTGCCTTTGATTTTTTCCAAAATATTAATCATCGGTAACATCTTGCCCCGCGAATCAAGGAAAGATAAACCTAGTTTTTTCTGTGCTTTTACTGCACCGTTTAAAAATGCGGCGTACTTTGTCCCGGCTAAACCACCCTCAAATACATTTTGTAAGTTACCAATAATGGCAAATTGTTCGGCAGTTTTAATCCCGTGGTCTTTTGCAGACGATCCCAAATTGGTGTACGCCTGCATTAATGATTCGCCCGATGATTTAAATTTGTTGGCGGTAACGGTGGCTTGTGCAGAAATTTGCTCAACCCATTTTTCTTTACCGATTTTTGCTGCCTCGTCGCCGAAAATGCCATATAACTGGGAAACATAAGAACCCATGGCTTTTACATCCGAACCGGTGGCTTTCGCAAGAATATTTGAGCTTTTAGAAAAGGCGATCAATTCGCTGTCGGTTAAACCGTCAATCGCGCGGGCTATTTCGTTGGTTGAATTAACCACATCCGTTGCCGCACCGCCATAAGTGGCGGAAAAATCAAGGGCAAAATCAGTGATTTTATCTAATCCCGCTTGATCTTTCCCTGTGGCTTTTACTTCATTTAATGCGCGGGAAAAATCAATAGCCGGATCAAGGGCATGCTTAAGTGAGGCTCCGGCGGCAATAACGCCCGCAGCACCTAACCCGATGCGTTTCATTGCATCTTCACCACGTTTGCCTAAGTCATCGATCGTTTTCATCACACCTTTGAGCGGTGAGGATAATTGATCGGTTAAGCTGATAATGTACTCAAGCCCCTGAATTGCCATTGTAAAACCTTAAAATACCTTAGCGATACCGCTTGCCACGGCGTTTGCCTGTTGTTCAAAATACTGTTTATTTAACCATAAAGCCCGCGCGAGATTGTAATCACTGTTGTCTGCGTGTGGTAAGTAGTGCATACGTAGCGCAATAGCTTGTGATAAGCCGTTGCGCTCTATGCTATCCACACGCGAGGCTAGTTTTTTACCGTAATATTAATTTTTGGCACTAACACTTCATTGACTTTTCCCGCAAGCAAGCCTGCAAGCCCCGGCACGTTGATGATTTCCAATAAATCTTCTTTTTGCTCGCGTGCCACAATGGTGAGTAAGTAATCCTTGATTGGTGTGACTTTGTTATCGGTGGTGATGTCGTTCATCATCTGATCGTATGCGCTGTTGTCACGCATAAATGTAAACTCAACACCTTCAATATTCACCGTAACCGAATCTTTAAGATTGCCGGTGAGTATTTCTAACAATGTTTGTGCTTGTTTTTTTTCCATTTTTAGTTTTCCTTTTGGTTGTTAAAATCGGTAATGCACTTGTTTATGGCGGAATAAGCCGTAGTGCAAATTTCAAGGCGATCTAATGCCTGATTTAAACTGTCTGCTAAATCGCCGTTGGTTTGAATATTCACGCGTAATTGGCGACATTCGGTAGTTTGCGGACAAATTAACCGTAAATTATTTGGTTTTAGCTCGGTTGTTGAACATGCCAGCAACATCGGCAGGCACGCGACCATCACTCCAAATTTTATTTTCTGCATTGTTTAGCACGTCCTTTAGTTGTTGCCGGCGTAATTCGGCTTGTTTGTTCGCTCGGTTTAATTGGTCGGTGAGTTCAGCATTTTGGTTTTCATAGCGTTGCAACATTGCCACGTTTTGTTTGAGGGTTTGCTCGCTTTGCATTAATAAAAGTGCGGTTGTTTCCGCTTGTTTTTTGTAATGCAAGGCAGAACCAATAGACCCAATAAATACAATAAGCAACGAGCCGATTAAAAGTAGTTTAAAATTCATTTACTGCCCCAAACACATTGCTTTTTCTTTTGCCCGGCGGCGTTGCAAACCTTTCAACACCTTATCGCCCGCTTTGTTGAAATCGGGAATGTGATTGCACATTAATTCCCAGTTTTCTGCATTGGCGGCACGATAAAGGGTGGTTTGTACTGATTTACCCAATTTTTTGTTGTAATAACGTTTGATGTTGCCACATCCCACATTAAAGGCTAATGACACCATGGCATCATATTGTCCTTGGTTCATCTTTTTGCCATTGAACGCCGTATTGATACAATTTTCCGCTTCTTTAATGTTTCGCCGTAAATCGGTTGCCACTTCATCAATAGTGAGAATTTTATTTTTATCCACGTTGTGGGTGTTGCCTACACCGTTTGTCCATACATCAGCAGGGCATTTGTAAGGATTGCGTACGCAACCTTCCAAATTAATCACTTCATTTAGCATTTGCGGGCTGATACGGTTTTTTTCTTGTTCCGGCACATTATTTTGTTGGGCGAAAAATGCTGCGGCTACGGCGAGTGCCGAACAAGCAATCATTGCACCAAATTTTTTACTCATCTATGTTGATTCCTAATTTTTTCGCTTCGATCTTGGCAAGTAACATTTTGTAAGCCAGTTCATCTTTGCGAATTGCCACATCTTCTTTATATTTTCGGTAAGCTATCCATACTGAAATTGCACCAAATAAGATCCCGAATAATGCATACCATTCGCCCAAGGTTAAACTTGAAATAAGCGCAATTATTGAACCGACAAAGGGTGTTACACCATCTACTTTATTATTCATAAAAATCCCTCAAAACATTTAGGAAACCGACCGCACTTGCTTTTTTATGGTTGTTATACGTCAGCACGGACGGCACCTAAATTCGGTTAGCCGATAAGGTCACGCGTGTCTTCATCGGATAAATATGGCACACCGTTGATTCGCACGAAATCGGGGCTTGTCACAAAATATTTTAGTTTCTTGGTACTTTTCGAACCGCCTTTCGGATCGATATTGATCACGTCGGTTAAAATAATTTTATTGCCGTAGGTTTCCACTTTGTCACGCACACCGCCGCGCATGGCAAAAAACGTGAAATCTACTTCCGGCAAGCTGCGATAACTGCCTGCGGCTGCCGCAGCAGTAGATAATTTTTGAAAGTTTTTAGAATCTAATTCAATTTCGCCTTCTGCTGCCACATCACCGCTTACCCAACCATCGGGAATGCCACGGGTTAAAGCTACTGCGCTGTTGTCAGTGATGGATAAATTGACTGATTCCACGTGGATCGGAAAACCCATCATGTAGAAATCAAAACTCATTCCGCTGATTCGTTCCATTTGTTAATCTCCCAACGTTTCTAAATCTAAGAAAATATTTGCCGTGATGTCTTTCGGGCAGTCATAAGGGCGTACTTTAATGTAAAGCGTCACCTTGGTTTTACTGTTCCACACAATCGTAACGGCATCATCTTTCGGTGGCATACATTCGCCCGGAAAATCCTTACCGTTGATGGTTGCGGATTTACTCATATCACGCATTGGTTTGGCAAAATAGCCTTGGTGATGTGCGGTGCTTGATGTTGTGGAGTTAAAAGATCGGTCAGCTATTTTGGCAATAGCCAATAAACGCACTTTACGCGCCGCTTTATCAACCACACGGACGTTTTCAATCACTTGATAATCGCCACCTTCTACATCTAAGGTTTGTCCGTCTGCCCAGTAATAACCGTCATAGTCGGGATACCACATCGGCACGGAATAACGCGCGGATTCAAGGGATTTTAAATGTGCAAGGGTGAGTTCGTTGCCGTCTTTATCTAACGGCTTTTCGGCACTACCTAGGCTGATTAACGCGCCTGTTTGTACACGTGCCGGACTGTCGGAAACGGTTACAGCACGATTTGCCAAACGCCCCGCTAATACGCCCGCCTCATTGCCGAAAAGCAACGGCACTAAGCACACATGATCGGCAACGATAGTTTGTTGCAAGGTAGTGAGCTTTTGCACGTATTGATCCCAAGTTTCACCGTCGGATTCATCACGGTTAATGCCTTGCACCGCTTGAATAAAGAACGTGCGGCGACCGAATTTTGCTAAGAGTTCTGCATAGCATTCTTGCAATTTGTTAATGCTTGTTTTATCCACGCCTAAATGGTATGTGTTTACACAGTATTCAAAAGAGGCAGTTTGGTTCGCTTTCTTTACGCATTCCACAAAGTCATAGCCGTCTTCTTGCGCGATATACACATGCGCGAACCAGTTTTGACCGGCATTTAACATAGCGGCTTTGACTTGGCTTTTTAATTCGGTGTTTGCCTCGCCAAAGGTTTTATCAAAATCGGAATCGGGCGTAAGCGCCAATAATTTACCGGTATTGACCGTTCCAACGCCCACAAATAATGCGTGGCGTTCGATCTCTTTGGTTTCGCCGCTTAGTTGATTAAGGGCGTTGATTTGTACGGATGGGAACATTTTTATTGTCCTCTTATTGTTGTTTTTGGGTATATTTTTGAATTTCCGCCAAAATAATCTTGGCGTTTTCTTCATCACGCATATCCAAGAATGGGCGTTTTTCCGTTGGAATAATCCATTGCGTTAAGTGCCTACTCGGATTCATACCGTTCTTTTCTTCCAGTTTACGAATAATCAAACTTGCTTTTGCGCGTGATAAGGTGTTGCGGATTTCGCTTAATGTCGGTTTACGACGTTTTGCCTTGCCATTTTTCGTTTTACCGTTAGCTACGGTATAACCTAAATCTTTTAGTTTTTTCGCTTGGCGCAAAGTGCAAGGGTCTGAACCCACACCGCCTTTATTTTTTCCGGTAAACTCCGTTTTTTTGAATAAATGCGGAATCCCTTCTTGGTGTTCTTGCGCAATTTCACCTGAACGTTTATTTTTATAAAACAACGCCCCTGTATTTTTTTCTGCTTTGCTGTTGGCTAATTTCGCAATGCGGCGTAACATTTTTGCCGTGCCGTTTTTACGTTTCTTCCAACCGCCGCCCGTTGGGCTGCGCTGATTCGCTGCGTTTTTTACCGATTGACGTTTAATCATCTGCAAAGAGCGGATTAAAATTTCACGTTTTTTCTTATCGGGTAAACTGATGATTTCAAGATCTTTTAGGAACTTCTTTAAATCTTCTTTATCAATCCCCATTCGGATTTTCATGTTCAACCTTTACTACAATGTTAATTTCTTCGGCGGTGAATACGTCAATTTCATCTAATCGGTAATTCACACCATCAATTTTTAATGCGCCGTCTTTATCTTCCATTGCCGTGAGTGGTTCATGAAAAGCAATAGTGAAGATTAAATCGGCGGTGTTATCGTCGATCAGGTCTAGATCAAAAGGGATTTCGTCATAACTCAACAAATCTCGCATTTGGTCGTTTTCGTTCACCCACACTTGAATAAACGCCATCAAGTAAGCTGGAGATATTTCGTTAAATGGCAATGCCTCAAAGTGGAAAACACCGTTATAAGCAAGGTGACACACTTCAATGCCGTTTTCAGTGACTTGTCGCCCTTCATTGAGTAATTTGCCGTCTTCAATCCAGCTATAAAAATTCCCGTGATAGCGTTTCGGCAATTTTGTGAGCAAGAAATCCGTTAATTGCTGATATAGCATTTTCTTTACAGCAGCCATACTGAACCCCGTTTTTTGCCTTTTAAGGTGCGGATGGCGTGGGTTGCTTCCGCCAATAGGCTTTTTTGTTCGTCTACATATTCGCGGTTTTGATGAATATCACGGCCCGATAGGGTGTTAAATTCGGGTAATAATTCTGCTTTTGCACGGGCAAATACCGCTTTTTTGTAAAGGGTTTCTGCATAGTTTTCACCGTCAATTCGTTGGCTTGAAATTTCTGCCACAGAATTGACCGCCCTTTTTCGGTAGCTTTCTTCCACTTCGGCTAAATCAAGATTCAGCCCCTGCATAGCGGCGATAAGTGCGGTTTTCACCATTTCAACGGGGATTTGTAAGGGAATTGCCCGTTGTTTTTGAAATTCTTCGATAGTGATGTCACACCAAAATCCACTATTTGTGATTGTGGTGTCATCGTAATCTTGTGTTCTGCCGTTAAACATTGCTATCCTCGCCGTTTGAGAGTGGGCGGGCGGTGAGTTTTTCAATAACAAGATCAAAATCAATTTGTTGTTTTTCCAAACTCAAGCCCGCCACTTGAGGAAGACTGCTTGGGTCATAATCGCCCGATTTTGCCAATGCGTTTAAACGCATGGTGCAACGTTCAATCATATTTTTTACACCGGCTTTCTGGTTTAATTGAAAAGCGCGGTTACATAATTGGATAGCCAGTACAAGGGTTTCGGCATCATCAATGCCACTTGCTTGCACCTTGCCTTGCGGAGTGCGTAAAAGCAGTGCCGCCGCTAGTTTTAGCCATTTTGCCGTGACAATTTCGTGTAGTTGCCACTGGGTCGCCACGTTTTTAAAAGTCTGTGTAAAATATGGCTCAACGGATTGCCCGGCTGCGGCGGTTTTGTCTGTCCAGTTGTAAATTTGATCGGCGACAAAGTTCGGCAAGGTTGTTTCCCACCCTTCCGGCATTGATTGATTTTGCTCAATTGCTTTTTCAGCCAGTGACAAGGCTCGGTCAAAATCAGCAATGTCAAACAAATACACAATGCAATAAACCAAATAATCATTTTGATAGATTGTTCCTTTTTCTAAATAGTCGTTTACAAAGGGCAACCACTTTGGCAAAAAGCGGTCGCGCTTGTAGTCCATTTTTTCGGCACGTGTTGGGAATGCGCGCACGGCGTTTACGTCGTTTTGTAACGCAATTTCAAGTACGGCGTAGTCATTGCCGTGTGCAGTCACTGCGCTTTTAGTCGCATTGGATTCTGCAATTTGGTTAATTTCATTTAATGCCCGCATTTGGCGTTGAAAATCTCGCATTCCCATTTTGTGTTAATTCCTATTGATCACCTTCTAGTTTCACTTTAGTGTGGTCGATAGCAGTCATTAAGCCTAAATCTTCCACAACGTACCCTTCTTGGCGGTAGTAAGATGTAATCACACCAGCACGATCTTCGTCATTGCGCAATGAACGGCGTACACTTTCAGCTTCGGTGTACACGCTCAAGTTTTTGAGTGTAGTTACTGCCGCAGCTCGTGCAGGGAAGTTTGGAGGCGTAATCGCGTTCATACCGCCAAATGAACCCATTAAGTTATGTGAACCTAATGCTGCTTTTTCTGTTGGGGTTAAACCGTGTTTTTTCTGAATGAGTTTAGTTTCTTTACTCACCAAATCAGCGCCAACAAGGAATACCAAATCATTGCGGTTTTGATGGCGATAATCTAAACCTTGTTTTAAATCAAAAGCTAAATCATCAAGGCTTGCGTAATCAGCACCTTCGCCGAAAATGGTGATCTTGCCTGTTGAGCTAGTTGATTCGGTCATAAAGTTAGCTGCACGTTGTTCTTGTAATAATTTCAACCAACCTTTATTTACATCGGATAAATCCGCTTCTGTGGTATTAGTCGCAACGCTGTTACCATTCCATCCGATTTGCAAAATATCTAGTGCAACTTGGTTTTGGAAATATTCGCTATAAAGTTCTACTAAGCGATCTTTAAAAATTGCGAATGAATCAAATAACTGCCACGGAATAATTACACCACTATCAGTTACAGCTAATTCAAAACCATTTTGAGTGTGATCTAAGTTAGCAAGATTACGTGCACCTTCCTTACGTCCGGTTACACCTTTTTCGGTTGCACCGAAAAGTTTTTGTCCTTTGGTGTGCGAAACTTGCACCATGTTGATTTGATTTAAAAAATCAGAACGTTGTTGAATGTTTTTTCCCAGTAATGCGGCTTCAGGTGCTTTCAATGAGAAACTTTCACCACGTAAAATGGAATCCATAGGCTGATTAAAATGTTTTGCTAATGCCGCACAAAGTGCATAAAAAGCTGTTTTATTCATTTTTTAGAATCCTTTTGATAAGTCAATGTTGTAACCGTTTACGCTATATACATTTTCGCTTTCAACTGTTGGTACACCTACCGGAACAAGGGTTTGTTCTTTACTTAATTCATTGAATTTTTTATCCAACCCTTTCACCATGCCTAAAAGTTGATTGAACTGCTCCGGCGTTACGGTTTGTGGTTGTTCCTCTTTTTTTTCTTCCGGTTTATTTTCCGGTTCTTTTGTTGTTGGTGTTTCCGGTTTTGCCGAAAAATGGTTATCCATTTTTTGACCTAAACCATTCATCGCTTCAATTAATTGTGCGAACTGTTTATCGTTCATTGCATCATCCTCTTTTTTATTGTTGTTATTTGGATTAGGTTGTTCTTCCGTGGTTTGGGCGGAAGATGAAAAGAATTTTGCGATCGCATTAAAAAAACTGCGTGTCATTTTTTCTTCTTCGTTTTCTTTTACAGAAAAGTCCACTTTGACGAATTCGCCAAAAATCATGTCTTTTTGCTCTGTGTTAAAGAAATTTAATTTTGTTGTGCCTACAGATGCCGGCGAATCGGTTACGCCTAAACCCGATAAATAGGCTTTTCCGCTGTTGCGGAAATTTGGTTTAATTTCAATACTTGTAAATAAATATTGACCCGCTCGGTTTGCCTCAATTAATTCTTGGTTTGGCGCAATCACGGCAAAAAGTTGTGTTTCGCCTTTTTCGTTATCTTCGGCTTTTAGTTCAAGCACTTGTCCCATATTTGCCCAACGGCGATGTTCCGGCCACAAATTAGCGGTGTAGTGTTCCGGGTCGTAGGTTTCTGCCATTTCGTGCAATTCTTGGGCGGTGATTTGGCGACCGTCCACGGTGTAGCCCGATGTGGCAATGCAAATAAAATCGGTTTTGAGTTTTGATTTGTTCATTTCCAAAATGCCTGTGTTTCGCTTTGTTTGCGTAAGTGCCGTCATTTTTGCCGATATTTTTTCCAAAATCACGGGGCGAAATTCGGATATGTTCGG